TGCTTCAGAAGAAGTTGAAAAAGAATCTAAAGATAATAAGGAAAAAAAATGACAACTATTAAAGATGCTTTAAATGCTATAGAATCTCACGAAAGAGAATGTAAAGCATTATATAAAAGTATTGATAAAAGATTAGAAGATGGCTCTAAGCGTTTTGATAAAATTGAAATGATGATATGGGCAGTTTATCCATTTATAGTAGCTACTGTAATAACAGCAGGATTTTTATCGTGAGTAGGCAAAAAAAATCAACAGTTAATAAAGCTGGCAATTATACAAAACCAGGTATGCGTAAGCGTATATTTAATAGAATAAAAGCTGGTAGTAAAGGTGGTAGACCTGGACAATGGTCAGCAAGGAAAGCACAAATGCTTGCTAAAGCTTATAAAAAAGCAGGTGGTGGATATAAATAATTAAAACTAAGGGAAAGAGTTATGGCTTATTTACAAAGCAATATACCCCATTTTAAATGTTGGGTTAGAAAAGAATATACACACAATCACGAAAAATATCATGGAGAATTTTTACATGCTATGGCAATAGCTGTAACTACAATGCCATGTCGTTGTTTAAGTTTTCAAGTAATTTTTACAGGTGCAGAAACTTATGACGATCCTGATCAAGATAATGTTTATGGTGGAGCTATGTGGGCAAGGATGCCTATAACAGCTTTAGTTGCAGATATACCAGTAGATGAATGGGCAGAACCAATGCCTGTTTGGGCAGCACAGCCTTGGGATTGTTCTTCTTATAATCATTCAGTATATGTTTTAGATAGAGCAACACCTTCTCCTTGGTTAGCTAAGATAGATGGTGATATGTATCCTGCTAAATATTTATTTACAGTAGATTATGCAGAAAATGAAATAGCAGATGACCCAGCACAACATAAACAAAGTCATGTGTTGGAGTTATTAGATGCTGGAAAATGGACTGGTAATATTGTAGCTTTACCAAATAATAGAGTTAGAGTAACACATCCAGCTTGGTTTGAAGTTGGTAATGGAGCACCAGACTTTAGACCATCTCAACATATACACTATAGTAGAAATGATTTAGATTATGCTTTAGATGTAAACCAAGTATTTGATAATTTATATAATGAGGAAGATTAATGCCTTTAAAAAAAACGCAAAGAAGTCTAAAAAATTGGACAGACCAAGATTGGACTACTTCTAGTGGTAAAAAATCTAGTGAAACAGGAGAAGTATATGCTCCTAAAAAACAAATACAAAGATTAAAATCAACAAAAAAAGGTAGAAGAAAGTTAGCAGCAGCTAATAGAAAAAAGAGAGCAGCTACAAGAGCAGGTAAACAACATGCTAAACATGGATTACATAAAGGAAAAAAAAGATAATGGCTAAAGCACCAGATGCATTTGTTTATAATGCAACATTAGAAAGAATAGTAGATGGAGACACTTTTGATTGCTGTCTTGATTTAGGTTTTAGTGTAAAGCTACATAAACAAAGAGTAAGATTATCTGGTATAGATACACCTGAATCAAGAACAAGAGATAAAGCAGAAAAAGTTTTAGGTTTAGCTGCAAAAGAAAGATTAAAAGAGCTTTGTTTTGGCAATATAAAAGTTAAATCTTTAGGTAAAGGAAAGTATGGTCGAATACTTGGAATACCTTATACAGAAGATGGCAAAGATATTTGTCAAATATTAATTAAAGAAGGTCATGCAATAGAATATCATGGCGGTAAAAAAACTAAAATATGGGGTGATTACTAATGAATGATGGACAAGGAAGATTTGGCGGAGACATGGATCGTAATGAAGTAGAAATGGACTTAAATAAGTTTATGGCTATGATTCAAGAAATAGGTGAACTTAAAGATAAAATTAGAGAACTAGAAGATGTTACTAATGTAAATCCGCATCAAAAATGGATACATTTAGCACAAGCTGTAGATTCATGGCGTATTTTTCCAAGAGCTTTTTTAACTGTTTATATTTTTTTACTTTATTATACAGTGATGTGGTTTATGGAATTGCCTGAACCAAGTTTTGAACAATCAGGTCTTATATCAATTATTGTTGGAGCAGGTGCTGCTTGGTTTGGTTTATATGCAGGAACATCAGGATCATCTAAAAGTTTTAAAGGAGAAGGTAAAGATTAATGAATCAAGCTATTAATTTAGTTGGTGAAGTAGGATTACCAATAGCTAGTGGTTTGATAATGGGATATTTTATCTTTCTTATAATAAGACAGCTTATGAATAATCTTGTTTCTGATATTAAATCGGTGCAAGGTATAACTAAAATGCTTATTACTAGAGCTTCAATAATGAATAATGACATAATTAGAATTGATACTGTTGTATCAAGTGCTTTAAATATACCTCCTGATTTGGATAGAATAGCTAGAGCGGAAAATTTTGTAGAAGATGGAAAAATAGATGCAAGGCGTGACTAATGGATATAGTTATATTAGTGCAAAAATTTGGTTTTCCTACTGTTATGGTTATAGGTTTAGGATATTTTGTATTTTTTGTTTGGCAAACAATAACAAAAACTATTGATCCATCTGTTAGTGAAATGAAAACAACAATTATTAGATTAACTGATCAACTTCGTTTATTAGATCAAGATATGATAAGGTTAAAAGAAAAGGTTGATACAGTTGTAAAACTTAAAGAAAATGATAGAAATAAAGACTAAAAAAAATTTACATGAAGAACATGAAAAACTATTTATACTTAAAACTTTAGTTATTATAGGAATAACAATGTTTTTAGGTATTATTGGTGTTAATTTAAGTGCTGATCAAATAACTTTTAAATTTAAGTCTCCATCTTTTTCTGGAATTGGTACTAGCTCACATTATCTTACTATTGAGAATCAAGAGCATATGCGTAAGATGACTATAAAAGAAGAAATAAAAGCATTACAAGAACAACTAGAAAGAGATGCTGAGAATACAACACTTGCAAGATTTATAAGAAATTTAGAAAGTCGTATTTATGCACAAATATCCAGACAGATTGTAGAAAATATGTTTGGTGAAACACAATCAACGGAAGGCACATTTGAACTAGAGGGTAATATTATCTCTTATAAAATAGAAGATGGTATGATAATACTCACAATTTTTAATACTAATGATGGTACGACAACTGAAATATCTTTGCCTCTCGGGGATTTTTCTTTCTAGTTGTGCAGTCTTTGATGTAGTCAGAGATACAAAACCAGAAAGATTTGAAAGAAAAGGATTAAATAATTATAGTATATTTGATTTACAATCTGCTGAACTTAAATATATACAAGCACCAAAAATAAAACCAGTTGTAGCTGTTTATCCTACTGCATTTACAGATCAGACAGGACAAAGAAAAAGCAATAGTGAGTTTGCTTTATTTTCATCAGCTATAACACAAGCACCATATACTATACTTATAAGGTCTTTAAAACACGCTTCAGATGGTAATTTTTTTCGTGTAGTTGAAAGAATAGGTCTTGATAATCTTACAAAAGAAAGACAACTTATAAGATCAACAAGAGAACAATTAGACGATGAAAATGTTTTATCACCTTTATTGTTTGCAGGAGTTTTATTAGAAGGTGCTGTTGTTTCATATGATAGCAATTTAGCAACTGGCGGAATGGGAGCTAGATATCTTGGTATTGGTTCTAGTATGCAATATAGAGAAGATTCTGTTAGTGTAAGCTTACGAATGGTATCTGTAGCTACAGGAGAGATACTTATAGAAGTAATGTCACAAAAAACTATATATAGTTATGGGCAATCACAAGATATTTTTAAATTTATAGAAATGGGAACTGAGCTTGTAGAGGTAGAAATAGGTTCTGCCTCAAATGAGAGCACTACTTTAGCTTTAATGAAAGCTATTGAGGGTGCAGTTTTAGAACTTATTAATATAGGGTACGAGAGAGGGTACTGGAAATATGAAAAAACTAATTAATTTTGCTTTATTTTTATCATTGTCTGTTTTGGCAGATAATGAAATATATGTAGATCAATCAGGCAATTCAGCCACTATTGATTTAGAACAACTTGGATCATCAAACTTAATTGGTGGTACACAAGCTACTTCTGGAACAATGACTGCTTTAGACCTTGATGGTGTGTCAATGACACTTGACATTAATCAGATTGGATCATCAAATATATTTAGATCAGATGCTATAGATGGTGATAATTTTACTGGATTTTTTGAATTTGATGGTGATAGTAATATTATGGATATTCTTATGAATAGCACAGGTCTTATTACTGCTGATTATGTAAATCTAAATATTGATGTAACAGGTGGTAGTAATGAATTTGATATAGCTATAGCAGAAAATGCAGATTCATCTTATCTTGATCTTGATTGGATTATAACAGGAGATAGTAATGATTTTGATTTTGACATTGATTATGCTAATGCCATTAATTATCTTGATGTAAATGGTAGCACTAATACAATTAACTTTTCAGGGAGTGGTTATGGTGGAAATACATCATCAGATTCTGGATATTTTTACTTAGATTTAGATGGCAGCACAAATACTATTGATATTACGCAATCATCTACACTGGCAAGAGATTATCTCAAACTCATTACTAACACTTCTAATAGTAGCATCTGTATCGTTCAAGACGATTCAGGCACAGCAAGTTGCTAATATAGGTGATATCTCTGAGCTAAGAGGTAATGCACAAATAGTAAGGGATAAACCCTTTGATGCTATTGTAGATTTTGATATTCAAAGCAATGATGAAGCCATAACATCAAATGGGCGTTTGGCTATTACGTTCCTTGATGATTCTACAGTTAGACTTACAGAACACAGTCAATTATTAATAGACGAGTATATATACGATCCAGACCCAAGCAAATCTAAAATGGCACTTACATTTGCTATTGGAACAACTAGATTTATTTCTGGTAATATAGATAAACTTAATAAAAAAAATATATCTTTAAAAACACCTACAGCTAATATTGCTATAAGAGGCACGGATTTTACAGCTACAGTGAATGAGTTAGGTGAATCATTAATAATACTTTTGCCAGATAAATATGGTTTATCTAGTGGAGAAATAGAAGTAATAACTGCAACAGGAAGTGTCATACTTAATAAACCCTTTGAAGCAACTACAGTTTCCGTGTTTGAAAATGCACCAAGCAAGCCAGTAATATTAGATTTATCTTTAGATTTAATTGATAACATATTAATAGTGTCACCACCTGAAGAAAAAGAAATAGAACAAGAAGAAGTTGTTTCACAATCAAATAGTATTTTAGATTTTAATGATTTAGATATTGATTATTTAGAAGAAGATTTTTTAGATAGTGAATCTGATTTAGAATTTACTGAGCTTGATATAAATTATTTAGATGTAAATTTTCTTGAAGATTTGTTAGATGTAATAGATGAATTAAATATAGAAGATGAACAAGAAGAATTACAAGCTGATGTAACATCTTTATCTATTGCAGGTACTAAGTTTGGTCAAGATACTGAAACACAAATAACTACTTTTGTTACAGGTGAAAAATTAACTGTTTTAAGAAGCGTTAATAATACAGCTAGAATAGATATAGATTCTGGTGGTAGTTATACAGTTATTTTAATACAAGATGGTGTATCAAGAACTATAAAAATAAATGGTGGCAGTAGCAGTATTATAAGAATTAAACAGGAAAGCTAATGAAAAAACTTATATTACCTATAGTTGTAATATTATTATTACCATTAATATATCAATTAACACCAACAGAGATATTAAAACTTAGAGTATATGATGCTCTAATAGAAACACCAGAACCATCAGGTAATTTTGTAATATTAAATATAACTGAAGAAGATGTAGAGATTGAAGGTGGTTATCCTTTACCAAGACAAAGACTTGCAGAGATAAATTTACAATTATTATCTAAGGGTGCTATAGGAGTTGGTTGGGCAATATCATTTCCACAAGCTGATAGATTTGGTGGTGATGAAGATTTTGCTAGATCATTAGGTTATGCACCTTCAGTAATAGCCATGTTTGAAGATGGTAAAGGTAATTATCCCAAGCCTGCAGGAACAGTGGTGAAAGGTAAAGATAATGGTGGTATAGTAAGTTTGGGAGTTAAGGAAAACCTGAACACTCTTACAGATAATACATTGCAGGGTCTAGCCATTGCTCCCACAGAGGTAGATCAACTTGTAAGAAGAATACCTCTTTTAGTTAAAACTCCAGAAAATCAATGGATTCCTAGTTTTGGTACACAAATATATAAATCAATATTTGATGTTAAAACATACATTATAAAGACTAATGATAATGGTATAGAGGAAATATCAATACGAGGAATACCACCAGTTAAAACAGATACTTTAGGTCGTAAGTGGATAAGTTGGGTAGATACGCCACAAACAGACCTACAAGAAATGGAAGTTAATGGTAAGTTTGTTATTGTTGGTGTTACTGCATCTGGTGTTATGCCGCAGATAGCAACACCTGTGGGTTTATTAGAGCCACATAAAATACAAGCTGCATTAGCAGAATCTATTTTAATACAAGATAGTCCTTATATTCCTGACTGGCATTTAGCTGTTGAATTATTAATTCTAGTGATAACAGTAACTTTTGTTTGGTTTTTAATAAATATTTTTGGAATAACGCTAGGAATAACATTTACCAGTCTATTATTTTTATTAACAATATTTTCTGGATACTATTTAATACAGCGTGGAATACTTATAGATGTTAGTTGGACTTTAATATCTCAATTTATAACTGCTTCTATAGGTTTTTATTTACGATTTAGAGAACAATACAAACTAAGACAGCAAATTAAAAAACAATTTGAACACTACCTTGATCCAAGACAAGTTAAAAAACTACAAGATGATCCAAGTTCTTTAGTATTAGGTGGAGAACGTAGATATTGCACGTTTTTATTTACAGATGTAAGAGGATTTACCTCTATGTCTGAAAAATTAGAACCTGAAGAAGTAACAAATATAATGAACAAAGCTTTAACAATACAAGCAGATGCAGTTAAAAAGTATGGTGGTATGGTAGATAAATATATTGGTGATGCAATGATGGCTATATTTAATGCTCCAATAGATTTAGAAGAACATGAAACTGTTGCTGTTAATTGTGCTAAAGAAATACAAGATAATATAAAACAAGCAAATTTAGGTGTTGAAATTGGCATAGGTGTTAATACTGGATATGCTGTTGTAGGCAATATGGGAAGCGAAACAAGGTTTGATTATACAGCTATAGGTGATGCTGTTAATCTTGCAGCTAGATTAGAAAGCTCTACTAAAGAAGTTGGAGAAGATATAGTCATAGGTTATTCTACAAAGAAAGAATGTAAACATAAGTTAAAGTTATTAAAACCAATATCTGTTAAAGGTAAACAAAAAAAGGTAACAATATATACATGGAATTAAAACTAAAATTATTATTAGATTGGATTTTAAGTTTATTTAGAACTAGATATAAAGTTACTGTTTCTTTTAATAAAGAATATGGTGATGCAGATGATAGAAATTATGTTGCTAAAAAAATAATTATACAAAAAGAAAAACATCTTAAATTTAGAGATGAAGAAGATAAAATAGTAGAATATAGAAGTGCAGCAGGTTTAAATTATATTATAGAGGATATGTAGTGCAACAAATATTAATAGGAATAATATTAATTTTAGGTTTAAGTAGTTATTGGTTATATCAAGAAAACAATACTTTAAAAGCAAATAATATTGCTTTAGAAGGAGCAATAGCTACACAAGAAGAAGCAATAGAAACTTTACAAAATGATTTTGCTTTACAAACTACACAACTGCAGGATATGACTAAGAAAAGTCAAGAAGCACAACGAGAGCTTAATAGATATACTCAATTTATACAGAATTATCAATTAACAGCAAAAATATTAACTGATCCTACAGAAATGCAAAGGAAGATAAATAATGGTACAAAACACATTATGGAAGATATTGAGAAAATCAGCGTTACAGTTGACGATCTTGATGATGGTTTGCAGTTGCAGCCTAATTCCAACTAAACAAATAGAAGTTACTGCAAAACCTATGGACAGGACTATTATTCAGCCTGTTATGCCAAGAGAAATTGATTTAAAGGAAGTAAGATGGTTGACAATAACACCAGAAAACTTTGAAGAACAGTTTAAAGTTATAGAGAATCAAGAGGGAGAGTTGGTATTTTTAGCTATGACTGTCCCTGATTATGAAGTCATGGCATACAATATGCAAGAAATTAAACGATACATAACAGAATTAAAAGATGTTGTGGTGTATTACAGAGAAGTTACTACAAAACAAGAGGAGAACTAATATGAATATTTCACAAGAAGGTATAAGCTTAATAAAAAAGTTTGAGGGTTGTGAGTTTAAAGCCTACAAGTGTGCTGCAGGAAAATGGACAATAGGATTTGGCAGAATTAAAAATGTAAAAGAAGGCGATACTTGTACACAAGAACAAGCAGAAGAATGGTTAAAAGAAGAATTACCAGTCTATGGTTCTTATGTAAATGATGCTATAACTGTACCATTAGAACAAAATGAATTTGATGCTTTAGTGGCTTGGACTTATAACTTAGGTCCTACAAATCTAAATAGTAGCACTATGTTAAGAGTTTTAAACGAAAATAAAAAAGATGAAGTTCCACACCAAATGCGTAAATGGAATAAAGCAAGAGTAAATGGAGAAAAAGTAGTTTTGCCAGGTTTAGAAAGAAGAAGATTAGCAGAATCTTTACTATTTGAAGGTAAAGAATGGCATGAGGTTTAAATATGCCATTAAGAAAGTATGTATTTAGACCAGGGATAAATAAAGAAGGCACTAATTATAGCAATGAAGGTGGCTGGTTTGATGCAGATAAAGTTAGATTTCGTAAAGGTAGACCTGAAAGAATAGGTGGTTGGCAAAAACAAAGTACTAATAGTTTTATTGGCACATCAAGAAAAATTTATTCTTATAAAGCTGCTAGTGGTACAAATTATATAACTCTAGGCACACATCAAAAATTCTATGTATTAGAAGGTCAAGAGTATGCTGATATAACTCCAATAAGAGCTACAACTACAAATGGAATAACTTTTGCAGCTACTAATGGGTCTACAACAATAACTGCAACTGATAGTAGTCATGGAGCTGTGACTGGTGATTTTGTAACTATAAGTGAAGCTGTAAGTTTGGGTGGCAATATTACTGCTACAGTTTTAAATCAAGAACATCAAATTACAAGTGTTCCAAATGATAATACTTTTACATTTACTGCAACAGCTACTGCAAATTCTAGTGATACTGGTAATGGTGGTTCTGCAGCAGATGCTGTATATCAAATTAATTCTGGTTTAGATTCATATGTTACATCTACAGGATGGGGAGCAGGGACATGGGGTGCTGGAACTTGGGGTTCTACAACAACTTTATCTTTTGCTAATCAACTTAGATTGTGGTCAATAGATAATTTTGGTGATGACACAGTTTTAAACCCAAGAGCTGGTGGTCTTTTTTATTGGGATGAATCATCAGGAACTAGCACTAGAGCAGTAAATGTAACAACAAAAGCTGGAGCTAGTGATGTACCTACAATAGCTTTACAAACAATGGTTTCTGATGTAGATCGTCATGTTATTACTTTTGGCTGTAATCCTGTAGGATCATCAAATTTAGACCCTTTATTAGTAAGATTTTCAGATACAGAAAGTATTACTGATTGGACACCAACTGCAACTAATCAAGCTGGTGGAGTACAACTATCTATGGGTTCTACAATCATAGGAGCTTTACAAACAAGGCAAGAAATACTTATTTGGACAGATGCAGGTATTATCTCTATGAGGTTTGTAGGAGCACCATTTGTTTTTTCTTTTAAT